GCCGTAGCTGATGTATTGGTAGAGGACGGAGCCGTTGCATTTGTTACAGTTATTCCACCTGCCGTATAACCTGTACCGCTTACCTCATTGGTAGATGAATAAACTGTAGTTGCAGCGTTAACAGTAGCTGTAGTTACATACAAAGCAGCTTTGAATGTATCTGCCGTAGAAGTTCCACGGGTTGGTGCAGTTCCAAAGTTATGAGTCGCAGTCATTAACTGGCTCAAAAAGGAAGTGCACATGCTCTGGGTATTACTCAAAATATTCTCCTTATGCCATTGATGCGGCTACTAAATCTATAAAAGGGCTGGTTTTAAGCGTTACATGAGCAGAACGATGAACTAATTCACCTTCGTGGTAATACTCGACCCAGGTCGTTGATTCAATATCATTGTCGATTGAACCCTCTTTCTTTTCAAGAAGAGAATGATCCATATCGCCTTTGGTTGTTGTAATAATCATTAAGCACTCCTGATTAAAGCTGTTGATGAACTATTTGCCGGCATGGTCACTGTAAATGAATTAGAGCAACTCTTGTCTGATCCAAAGTCAATTACCGCAATAGATGCATTGCCTGCCGTAGCATCGTAAATCAAAGCGCATCTAGTGGTAAATGAAGCTGGAGTCCAAACAACATTATTCCAATTCAAATAAACAACGCTATTCGTAGCATCATAGTTTATCGTAAGTCCAGTCATTAGCTGACCGCCAGCCGTGTATCCAGTTCCAACCACTTCATTCACAGATGAATATGTAGTTGTAGATAAATTCAGGGTAGCCAATCCCGTATACAAAGCCATGTAGATATTGTCTGTCGCAAGATTAAATACCCCGCCATTGAATAGCTGGTATTTAAAGCTTGTGGTCTGACCTTGGACTATGCTCATGGTACGGGTTGAATCCTAATTTGACCAGAGCGGTACGCATCTTGACGATCCATACCATCTCCAAGGCGTTTTGCAATGGCTAATGCTTCCTTGTACTTGTTATCGTAAAAGGCAATTAAATCTTTATCGCCCTTTTGGTAGGTATATGCCTCAACCAAAGTGCCGTATAAAAGTACAGAATCAAAGTTATTACCAAGCCAAGACTGTCCCGTTGCGTTAGTAATTGTTAAAACTGGTACGGCAAATCCTGATCCTGATCCACCGAGATAAGTATTGGATACAGTCAAAGAATCACCAACAACATATCCTGTTCCACCAGATGCGATAGTAGCTGATGTAACTACTCCAGCGGTCACAATAATCGTAGCATAAGCATAAGAACCAGTACCCCCAGACAAAGGAACGTTGTAATATGTGCCAGAGACATATCCCGTTCCTCCACTAGATATAGTACCCAAAGCAGTAATCGGAGCCTGAACAATACTATCTGGATAGAAAAAGTAATGTAACTCAGCCGCATAAGATTGATCAGGAGTCGGCCCAAGCATAAAGCTAAGATATAAAGGCGCAGAGCTTTGAGGCCCAAATAATGCATAGTGTCTAGGCAAGCTCTGATAGCTTGATGTTGGATAACACTCACGAATAAAGTTAACGTCTTTATTCAGTAAATACAAATAATCTGTTTGGAAAACAACCGTTCCAGATACCGTAGCAATGTTGTACTGAGACAAAGTAACTGTTGTTCCAGATACGCTAAGCACTTTACACTGAACACCAATACCTGTTCCGCTTACGTTTTGACCGGCAAAGATATTTGTAGCAGATGCAACAGTAATGGTATTTGTGCCAGATGTTCCAGTAGCCGTGGTACTAACACTTGAATATACCGCCAATGAATAAGGAGCTAGAAAATCATTAGGGCAAGACAAGTATGAGTTACCAGCAGTCAATACGCCCGTTACATTCTTACGCAAAGACGGAAACTGCACAGAGTTAAATACTCTTTGCTCCGCTTGCTGTATGAATGTATTGATGTCAACCGTAGGGAATGTGTATTCCAAATACGAGTTGACCTCATTAACGAGCTGACTATAGTTCATGCCATTGGGCCTCTGGCAATTCTGCCGCGCTCAGCTGCGCCATTACCTCTGGTTTCTTCACCAGATGTTTTGACTTCGTGATTGTTACCAATAGAAACTGTTCCGTTTAAAGGAGTCCAGTTCTTACGAGTAGGCATCTTTACATCAAGACCGATATGATCGGGCAAATCGCTATCAGAATCAATGCTTGTAGGCGTTACTGGTTTATCCTTCATTGTGTGTGGCTTTTGGTATTCAACAGCAGGGCCGTTGTATTTACCTTTAGCTTTAACAATGGCAGGACTATTCTTTTTTGTTGGTTTAATAACTTGCATATTAACCTCCACGCTGATAGCCAGCCCTAGCCAAATTACGGCCCATAGACTTCATGCTATCTTGGTTAACACCAGCAAGACCGCCCTTTGCAAGCTTAGTAGGTTTCTTACCTTTATGCATATGGCTTTCGTGCTTGTGCACTTCTTTTGCAGCTTCTTTATCTGCAATCTTTTTAACTTCTGCTTTCTTCATAACCGCTCCTTTAGGTAGTAGAAATTGTAACCGTGCCCACCTGATTTGTGGTAACTAAATTATTAGGAGTCAGTACAGAATCAAACTGACTTGACCCGCCTATCGGGTTCCAACCCCACTGAATATCCCTTGATCCACCAGATGGAAATCCCAGGCTATCAAGTCCAGATGCAACATAACTTAAGTCCGGCCTTGGCTGGCGAACAGCTTGAGGATCATCAACTGGATACATACCCAATTGAAGCTGTGGCTGATCTGGATCCCAACACTCAGGACAAACCTTTAGCTGATACAGCTTGGTCTTGATGACCTCCATCTTGAGTTGGCTAAGCTTGTACCTCTGACCGCATCTATCGCATTCAGCAATGGAGTATTTACCAGAGGCAAACCTGTTACCCATTAGTAAGCTCCGCCACCACCACCCAAGAATTGCTGTCTTGGCACAAACCGAATAGCCGCTTTCTCTCTGTCCTCGCCCGCCGCAAGATCAAACTGCTCGTCATAAGACTGTTTAAGCATTTGCACTCTTGGCATTAATTCTGGGACTTTCATTGAAATATGGTATGCCAGACCGGCAGCTACGGCTGGCAAGAACCTGAAGTTCATGTCCTGTACATTCGGCCCTGCTCCGGCATCCTGCACACGCCGCAAGCGCCAATAGGCAAAGGTATATGTGGTACTTGCATCTGGTGTTGGCCATACAGTTACTGCTGGTAGTTTAGGAACATAGACCGCAGCACCCAGTGCATAAGACTGAGCCGTGGTGTTCGCTTGTGCCCTAAAGCAATTCTGTAAAGTGTTACCAGAGATATATGAATAATAAATAATCTCACCGCTTGTAGAGCCAAGCTGGATATAGCCATTCGCAGCCAATCCTACCGTGCTAGAAAGCGTTATTACGGTTGCGGTAGATGATACTGCCGCAGCCGCTTGAATTGTTGTTGTGGACGTTTCTCCAGACAATCTCTGAACCCAAACTTGAATAGGTCTAGCCTGGGTTAGTTTGTTGGGAATAGTCGCATAAGTAGAAACACTGATACGAGTAATTGTTAGGTCAGATTGATTAGAGGTGCTGTTAGCGTTGGTGCGGATCACATGATCCAACAAATCAATCGTATCAGTGGGCAACGCATAAGTATTTAAACCAGGCGTAAGAGTAATCGTACCCTGGTCTATAGTCCACATATTAATGCCACGGTTTTGCCACTCGATGGTCATCAAGTTCATAGACCTACGCGCAGTGCGTAGATCGTAACCAGTACGCATTTCACGACCAGCTCTTTCCCAAGCCTCCTCTGCTATTTCTGCAAAGTCAAGGTCAAAGCTGGTCGTTCCAGTGGTAGTACCGGAGTTGATAGCCATTATTCAGCGCTGGGTTCAGCGTCCGTGGTTGGCTCTTCAGCAGGAGTTTCTTCAACTACAGGTTCTTGGGCTGCAGGCGTTTCTTCATCAGGAGGACTGCCAAGTTCAAAGTCTTCTGGATTGACCTTTACATCCAAATTGTGGATGGCATCCATAAGCTGATCTTCTACGGCGTTGTAAGCACGAAGATGTTGAAGAGCAACATGATTTAGTTGCTCAAGAATATATTCTGCTTCTTGTTGAGTAAGTTGAATCATTTCTTTTTCCTTGTTTTAGCGGATTTAATAAAGTCTGCTTTAGATGGAGCGCCTTTAGATCCTGGCTTACGCATATGTTCACCAGAACCCTCAGCTATTCTCTCTTGCTTGGCATGAATGTTGGCATACAAGCCAATCTTCCCGCCCTTCTTAAACTGCTCAAAGTCAGTATCGTCACGGCGTTTTTTAGTCTTTCCTTTTGGCATTTTGGAAGCGCTAATAGCACCCATACCGCGGCTTGCCATCATTTGTGCATACCCCTTAAGGTTTCAGCTAAGCGAGCACGTTGCCCCAGTTTACCTGGAGCTTTTGCCGCTTTAGCTAATTTCTTGGCTGGAATCTTTTTTCCTTCAGGAACGCCAAGCTGCTCGCGTAATGCGCCAGCTTTTTTGATGGCGTGTTGAATCCATTTCTCAGCCATGATTACTCCTTAACAGGCTTTACCGCCATGCTTCATGTGAGCTTGATGCTTGTGCAAATGCTCAACAGCCTCATGGTGCTTAGTGTGACCAGCAGCGTGTTCGCCGTAGTGGTGATGATGATGCTTATGACCCTCAACCTCATGCTCTTTGAGATGATGAACCATGTGCTTGTGCTCATGGTCGTGAGGAGCTTTTCCGTGTTCGTGAATAGGAGCGTGATCGTGTTTCATGTTTGATCCTTATTTCTTATGATGAATCTTACCGCCATGCTTTTTAGCATTAACGATTGGGCCATTACCAATATCATTGCCCTTCATTTTAGGCATCATCGCACGAGTATGACCTTTTTGCTGAATACCGTGTTCGCCATGAGCGCGTTTACCTTCGCCCTTTTCAATGCTAGATAAACCAGATTTCATTTCTCTGGATTCTTCTTTCATTTCTTTCTTGCCGCCAGATGCTTTGCTCTCAGCTACGCCAATAGCGCCGCCTTTAGCATAATGATGCTTTTTAGCTGCTCCGCCGTGCTTCATAGCCTTTTCGCCCATGTCTTTTGAATGGGGTTCTGTTGTACCACCATGCATATGCATATGGTGCTCAGCCATCGCCAAGTGGTGATGAGCCAAGTGTTTGTGATGAGCCTTTGTTAGACCGCCATGTGCCATTCCAGGAGCGCCCATAGGAGCAGCCATAGGAGCAGGAGCTGCTGGAGCAGCCATAGGTTTAGGACGGTTACGTCCAGCTTTCATTAATGCAGCCATTGCCATAGCCGCTTTAGGATTCATTGCCATATCGCCACCTCTTTTAAAATGTTTGCCTTTATCGGCTTCCGCAAAATCACGCCCCACGGATTGTGGAACGTGCACCTTCTTTGCAAAAGCCTTATTATGGGCTATTGCTTCCATAAAGTCATGTTGTTTCTTACTGCTACTTGGCATCATCAGCCTTTTTGGCGAATAAGGAGATCAATCTTTTCTTCAAGCCTGTTAAAGCGTTGATCAATGTGGTCTGTAATTCGATTAACTTCTGCATTGGTGACGTACTCACGAGCAATCTCCTCTCTGGTTTTGTTTAACAGAATATCAAGTCTTTTGACTTCATTAAACTTCTCTTTTAAAAAGAACCCAATTATCCCTATCAATAGAGATAAAACGCCGTTCCAAACAACCATTGCATCCATTTAACACTTCCACTTTCTCAAAGATTTATTGATGCGACTATCTGGGTCTTTTGCGGTTTCCAAACTTGTCAACTTCTTTTTCATCCCTTCCATCCTCGCGCAGAAAGAATCTTTCCTTGAGCCACCCTCTGGCTGAGGAGGCTTGAGGTTCATTCCTTGCTTCTTGGCGGATTCTCTCCCTTTGGAGTTCAGACCACCAGCCGGGTTTTTCCCCTCTTTTCGCTGCCAAGCTGGTGTCTTCATTAGGCCATTGCCTCCTGGCAAACTACGTTAACCTGAAGTGTTACTCCACTGCTATTTGCACAAGTAACTGCTACGGTCAAAATATCTGCCACGTTACCCCTGATGTTAGTCAGTACTGGGAAAAAGTTAGTTAAATCAAGCTGTTGCAAACCGTTAGGTGGAGTAGAGAATGCGTACACAACCTCACCACCAGACATCACCGTAGAGCTTAAATCTTGCTCAGCAAATGAGTTGTATGAACCAAGTGTGTTCAAAGCAACAAAGCTTGCGCCAGTTAAAGATACCTGGTTTGTAGGTGTAGATGCAATCAATTCAACCAAACAAGTTTGTGAAGAGTTCAACAACAATGTTTGTGGAAGTAATTGACCACGATCAATCAAACCAATCTGATAGTTATTGCCAGATGATGGGCCATTGCTTAATGGTAAACCCGTAACTACATCGCCAAACGTTAATGCGCTTGTTGTGTTTGATGTAATACGTCCTGTGTAAGAGCTAACTGCACTAGCACCAGAAGTATAGTTTGTTGGGTTTACGTTGCCCCATATCACAGTAACTGTGGTAGTTGGGTTTGTAGCAGGAATGCTTACAGAGAAAATACCATTCATTGCGGCAGGAGTTGCTCCGCTAATGATAATCACATCACCTTGTTTTAGTCCGTGAGCAGAGCTAAAAGTAATGGTAGATGAGTAAGAAGTTAAGCCCGCAACAGTAGAGCTAGCTGGGTTAGAGATAGCGCTGATGGATGGCAAACTTGCCTGGTAGTACACAAACTTACCAACCCACTGATTTGTACCCCAATATGTAGCTGTAGGCGTAGATGTCAGCGTTGCTCCTGTTACCAATTGGATTGGCAGGATCATGGTAGATGTTGTTGGTACGTTTTGGATCAACCAAGTTTGAGCTGGGTATGTTGTGGTTCCAGTAATATTACCTGACAACGAACCTTGTGTAGCACTGAGTTGATATGTCCCATTTCCGCCGGGAACGGTTGCATTAAAGTATGCGCCTACAGTTGGAGTGGCAGTAAATGCTTTATTTACTGTAATAGTATTTCCATTTACAGCAGTAATAAAAGTATTATTTGGCAATCCAGGCCCAGAAATTAATTGTCCAACTGCCGCACTATTTAATGCTCCAGCAACAAAAACACTTGAACCTATAGCAGCTCCGCTTGAATATGTTGGGTTTCCGTTATTACTATAAGCAGTATATGTTCCGGATGCTTGTGCAGTTAAATTATT